TCTCGGCTTTCAGGGTTTTGCCCACGATCTCCTCCAGTTTACCTGGAGTCATCTCGCCCACCGAGAGCGGCACTTTCCAGATGAACGGCGTTTTGTGGGCCGCCACATCCTCAGTCGTCACGTTCAGCTCGCGCATGTTCTCCGTGTTCCACGCTGCGCCGCCGTGCTGGGCTTGGTGTGCCCAGGCGCGGTAGAACGCCAGAGCCACCGGCGTCGTTTGCATGTAGCCGGCGTTTTTCGGTGCGCGCGTGACTGCACCAAGCTTCATCAGCTTGCCCATCACACGCTCATGTGTCCACGGCTCTCCACCCGAACCAACCGCGTCGACGATGTCGCACAGCTCCGCGAGGAAACCTGCGATGTGACGACGTCCCTCCAAGGCTGTGAGGATGTGCTCCTCCAGCCCCAGAACCCCCACAGCGGCGCGGGCAAATTGCCCCGCGAACATGCAGCTCCAGCGATCCGGCGCAAACCAGGAGCACTCAAGCCCCACGAGTGCACCAGTCCCGTCGATCATCCCCATGTGGGCATTAGGAAGGGCGATCGCCTGCTGCAGGGCACTGCTGCCTGCGAACAAACTGCCCAGATTGAAACCCTTTGTGCTACCGTTATTTTTACCAATGTTGCTCACGATGTTATGTTCCTTACCCTTGTGTTCATGTAACACCTGCGCGCGCACAAGATAACGCGCGCAGGTGTGGCGACCGTGTACCGGTCGAAATTTGTGCACGCCGAAGCGCGAACAACCTTTGGGGCTGTCAATTCTTTATAGCGCGTTTGCGCCTTGAATTGCAGCTGCGCGTTACGACGGCACGCCAGCGAAACCTTGCGTTGCAAGGTAGGACATAATCTCCGACGGATGGTCTGGACAACGCGTCTCCCATTTGTCATCCGCAGCAATGCACTGCGCCACCTGACGCATGCGATCCGCCACAGCGCTGGGGGTGCGCCACAGCGGCGCTGCGTAGTACACGTGGCTGAGCATAAACTGCAGCAGCCACAAATTGGGGGACTCCAACCACTCGGCCAACTGCTTCCACACGTACCACGTCACGTGCTCGGTTGTAGTGCCAGACCGCGTCAGTCCCGGCGCAGCGGTCCACAACGTGGAACTCTTCAGCACGGGGTAAGCTTCACCATCCACAAGACACCAACACCACGCGGCGCTGTCGTAATGTGGCAACCAGCCCACCGGACACGCCTTGGCGCCGGTGGGCAGCGCGGCCAGTGTCGCGCCTTCCGTCTTGTGTCCTGGGGGTAGCACCACCCAGGTCTGCATGTCGAAAACCTCGGGCGCCAATTGCCCGAGGTAATCCGCCATAAAAAGCAAACGCGCTGCGTTCATCCTTGAACCAGTTGCGTTTGCTTTTGTGCCTGCTGCGACAGCAGCGTGTGAATCGGGTGTGTGTGCTCCAACGGTGTGGGCGGGGCGCCATCTACCACAGACATAGCCACGACCTGGTTGAACGTCATAAAACGATCCCTGCCTTCGATGAAAGAAGCGGCGAACTCCCGACCGATAACAAAGCCTTTGCGCGGACCACCGAGCGAAGCTTTCAGCGGAATGTTCACCCCCACGTCGGCAGTAGGATCCTGCTGCACAACACCGAAAGCGGCGCCGATAAAGCCAGACAACAGCAGCGGCACCAGCGTGGAGAAACTCTCCAGTGGGTTTTGCTCCGGCGAAAAACGACCACCTTGATTGCGCACCAAAGCTTCACGCTGATCTTCCGGTATGCCATCCCAAAAAGTGGCAGTCATTTTCTCCACCAGGCTGCCGAAATGCGCCGGGGACAGTGCGGTTAGCGCTGTGTCAGATTGAGTAAAGTTAGGTTCTTCAGGCATGGTGTTTAGGCGGGCATTGTGGCCAGAGCCTTGTCGAAGTCAACATCGGTAAACAGACCGTCCATCAAAGCGTGCAGGCGCTTGCCCCGCTGAATTGCCGGCCCGGCGCTGGTGGGTGCCACGGCCTTGCAGGTAAACGCGTTGAACAAAGACCACACGTTACGTGGTTCAAATTCCGGCTGTGCAGGGGCGTGCCATGCCTCCGCTACATGCGGCAACTGCTGCTGTAGCAATACTTTGCCACGCAACGCGCGGATCAGCACATCGTGCGCCTCCACGTCGCTGATCTCCTTGTGCGCGTACAAGTGCCGGCGTTGGTCGTCCCGCAGCATGCTCTTGCGCAGATCCCCCACCGCGCTGGAGATCAAGCCAGGCAGATCACTGAACACACGCGATGTGTGTTTGCGCTCCACATTGATCTCTCCGGAAAACGCGAGATTGTCGCACACAAACACGCGCGTTCCGAGAGCCAGCCTGCACGCAATGGACTTGTCACTGCTGTTGCGCAGTCCCACGGCCCATTCGAAATCCCGGGGTAGCCCCTTCGGCCCGGGCACGAAGAGCATCCCGAAATAGCGCTGCCCGTCCTTGGACAGCGCGTGATGCTGCTCGGCTATGTCGTAGCCGAAATCCTCCAGCGCCTTCGTCACGCTTTGCAGGTAATCCCAGTGAGGCACCGGACAATACGTCTTGGTGGCTTCCGGCATTTTAACTTCCTTCAGTTCGTCGACTTCGACTTCCCTTCCTCCTGCGTGCAGGATGAATGTATGTTGTCCACGCTTGTGCGTGACGTCAGGCGGGTTCAATTGAATCAGGTAGCTGTATCCGTTGCGAGGTCGTAAGCCTTGCGCTCCGGAATGGTGTCTATCTCCTTGATGCGCGCAGTGATCGCCGCTTTTCTCCCTGTGCTCAGTTTCAAACCGAGAGCTCCCAAGCTGGTGAACATGGCTAGCGCTTCGGTCCGGTAACGCATGCGTGTGCCTTGATCCTCACGCCAGCTAGCAGAAGCCAAAACGTCGTCTGCGTTTTGGGTTGCTATCTTGTACAACTCGAACGCCACAACTTCGCCGACCTCCAAGGCGTCAAAGACAGGCTCGGTGGTTTTTGCGGGTGGTGGGGTGGTGGGCGGTGGGGTGCTCATGTGTTGAGGTATCTCTCATCGATGTCCAAACGATGCAACAGCGATTTGCGCCGCAAGTGCACGAGCAGCGCAATGCTGCACACCACCATCCAAGCTATTACTACACTTTCCCAGCGCAGCCAAAACAGCGCAACTGGTAGAAACAGAATGATCCACAGCAGCACCCGCAGCAGGTACAGCAATGCGCTCGCTTGGCGCAAAAGTTTGCGCGGTTTACTTGCGACCATAGCTGAACGAAACACCTTCTTTCCGCATCCGCGCCATGGCTTTAGATTGATCCGAGCCTTTTGCGCTGCCTCCGTGAATCAGCAAAGCGAAAGACTTCTCAGAAGCCATCGCCAGCTTGTCGTCTTTATCGATCTTCAATTTCTGCTTCTTTGCTTCATCCGGGTGGAACACCACGCGGCTAAAAACCAGCTCGTGCTCCTTGATGTGCGCATCAAACTTACCACCCTCGCTGGCGGTGATCTTGAAATTGTCAGGCAGTGCGCCGTGCTCGCGCAGCCAGTCCGTGTAGAAGTGCAGCGACTTCGTGTACGCATAAAACGTAGTGTCCGGCCTCTGACGCGCCACTTGCATCCAAGCGTCGAAGTAGTTCCTAGAGAAGAAATCACCCGACACATGCACACGCATGACATCCATCTTCTTTGGCAGCGAAGCCATGATCAGCTGCGCGATAGCGGCGGATGAGCGCAGTGGACGCAGCAACTCGAAGTTGTAGCGCCGTGCGGCGAATGTCGCTGGGTACAGTAGTTCGTCCGACGCCGCGAAGCAGCGAAAACGGGTATCTTTGCCTTCCTGCAATGTGCGTTTGCCGTCGGCATTCAAGCCGACTTTGGCCAAGCAGTCTTTTGCCCCTGGGCATGTGTGTCCTGCTGGTAAAGAAAAAGTCCAGACCTCGCGACCAAGTTTCGCGTTGCCTCTCGAGAATTTTAGACGCGTTGCGTCTTGCTGTTTTGCTGGCACAATTCGAAGCGCTTGCGCTGCCCTATAGGCAGCAACGAGACGTCTCGGATCACGACAAACTCCCCTTTACGCAGCCGGCGGCAGCAGAGTGTTGCACAGTTTTGAAACACACCTGACGCCAGCTGGGGCGATAGTTGTCGAATGTCCGTGAGCTTCCAGCTGTGTAGCTTGGAGGCTTGCCGCAAAAACATTGCGGCTGTCACAACGCCTGCGCGTCGGCTCATGGCTGCCAGATATTTCCAGCCATTTTGTGCACCGACAAAACCCCAGACGCATTCTGACTGCCCAGGGATGTGATGTCGTACTGCGTATTGGGCGAACAAAACGCGTAAGGCGCGCGGGAGTCCCCGAACGCCACCAACGGGCTGCGCTGCGCATCTGCTTTGAAACGTTTGCAGGCATCTTTCCAGTAGTCGTGCATGTCCCCGTCATCAAGGCGCACAACCACAAGTTCTCCGTTCTCCACAGCTGGATACTCCGATCCCGGAAACTCCGCGACGCGGCAGTGCTTTTCCCACAAGTGCATTGCTTGCAAACCCACCATGGAGATGTGCCCGCGATGGAAAACAACCACGTGACGGATCTCTGGCGACGCCAGCGTTGTGCCGGGGATTGCGTCCCGTACTGGTAGCACCACAGCAAACGGCCAATGGGCTTTGTTTCCGTACAATGTGTCCTCAGCCGCAGCACCCGCCCGTGCCATCACCGCCTTCTCCACCAGCGCACCCTCCCCTTGAGGGAATTCAATGACCGCGGTGGTGCGCTTGCGCGCGTCGAGGTCGGATTTCGAGGGAATGATGGCGGCGGAGTCGGACATGATGATGGGGGCTAGGTTGGGGCTGTTACACGCGGGGTGTTATCAGGGCGGCGGCGGTGGGAGGCTACCAGCGGGCGGCGATGCTGGTGTGGTTGGGGGTTGTTCCTGCGGTGTCTCGCTTGGTGCGCCGGCGCCGTTTTTCGCTGCTGCCTCATCTGCGGCGATCTGTGCCTTGGTGCGTCGCACCCGTTTCTTCGGGGCTGCGCCGGTGACAGGCGGTTTGCTGCGCGAGCGTGGAGCGCGCGGAGCAGGTGGGGGGTTCGCAACAGCGGCGACAGTTGCCGTTGGGGCGTCAGCGAGCGCCGCAGCAAAAGCTGCGGGGTCGGCGACGATCGCCTCAACAAGGTGCGCGTAACCTGCTTTGAGGGCGCCGCGGCCGCGCGCCGGTGCTTTCGCCAAGGCGGCTGCTGCAAGCAGCGACAGTGAGGTACGGCGAGAGCTCTGTTCGCAGAACTTCTTGGCCGCATCTTCTGATGCGAACTCCTGCCCGCCGACACGGTAAACGCGTTCAACGGCCAAAGGCGCGACGGATGGTTGCTTGCTGGATTTAGCGCGGGAGCGCGTGGTGGTTGCTTTCTTTGCCATAGGTGTGTGAAGTGAAAAAGATTTGATGAATACGCAAACGTTATTTAACGGGACGCGGTTTTGTATGCCACGTGTCGCTGTGGTAGTCAATACCGTCCACACGCGCGTAGTAACGCGCTCCTGGGTTTCCGAGTACCAGCACGTCGTCGTACTGCACTTGAGCAGGCGGGACGCGCGTAATGCAATGTATGACACCTGCCGGTAATGTTTCCTCGTGAGAGGAGAACTCCTGTGCCGCAGGGTCCATCTGTGTAGTGCAGCGCACGCGTTGCGGCGCATCCGGAGTGCTGTATGTCAGCAGCTCCAGCACGCGCCGCCAGCCTTTGTCCGGGAGACTGACAATGTCGCCCGCCACACATGCGTATGGTGCTTTGGTCGTCAGCTTGGACACGAATGACAGCGTGTTCACATTGTGCGTTTGCTGCGCTTTGGCCTCATTGAGCAGCTCCATTTTAAATATCCACAACGTCACAGGAGATGCATTGCTGGTGTTCATATTGATGGCGGAAACAGGTAAAAAAGCACTCCGCGTTGTTTTTGCATTTTTGTTGGGCTAACGCGTTGATCTCGAATTGATAGAATCCTCCGCATTACATGCTGGTTCGCAACATAAAAATCGCGTTTGTATTCCGTATTCTGTGCGCACACGACAAATATTATAGTGGCTATGGCACCGCCCACCAGGGTGAGCGCGCCCCGTAGTCACCATGCAGCACGTCGCTCCAGCGCTGCGCATTCGCAGTCGCTACATCCAAGACCGTGGCCTCATCGGCGGCGGGACTCAGACTCCAGTTGGTTTGCGACAGCTTTTGCGCTGCGGCAGCCTCGTACAAGATCCCCGGCTGGCCTTGGCAATACACCAGGCCTAGTATAGCGTCGTTCAGGAACTCCAGGAGCACGAGCTCGTATTGCTGAACGCAGCGCCAAAACAAAGTGCGTGCTTGCTCGACATCTTCCATATCCTCCAGCAGCCAGAGCTGCACCGCGGACGCTGTGTAAGGGCGTCCGCGGTGCACCAGCTGCTGAATCGTTTTACGCGTCAACGTCGTCATCGCCGGGAGCCTTGTCTTCGCGAGCGCGTGCATGCCAGTCGCTGTAGCCTTCGGGGTAACGCTTCTGCAGTTTGCTCACGTTTGACTCCAGCAGCCCTTCGAAGTCGCGCACCTGCGCGTTCTGCTCGCCGACTACGTTCAGACACAGGAGGATGTCTATGAGCTTGCTCGACAGCCGCGGCAGTAGATCAGCGCGCCGGTAAAACACCACGCGCTTTGCGTCCTGCACGAAACTCTTCAGCGATTTGATCAGCTCGTACGCAGCCATGATTGGTCGTGCCTGAAGGTCTTCCGTGCACCACACCAGCTCCTGACTGTGCAGAGGTGCCAGCAGCTCCAACGCCACAAATGCCTGCGCTGCGTACCACGCAACGTCGCCGCACTCCTCCAGGAAGTTTTCCTCCGAGCTGCAGTCCTGCAGTTCGAATGTCTCTGTGGACAGGCCCACCGTCGCATGCAGCATGCGCGTCCAGGCTTGCGCTACATTGTCCCCGCCGTGGACATCCACGACGTGCTGGGCGATACCCAGCGTGTCTGTTTGCACACCCCACCACAGCTGCAGGTCTTTCAGCTTGGGCTCGGTGCGTAGTGCCAGCGGTACATAAGCGCGCCACACGGCGAGCGGTTTGAATTCGGTGTTGAGATCAGGGAGTAGGGGGGTGTTCATCGTCGAGAAGAAGTGAGGTGTAGCTGTCGGAGGTGAGTTTGAAACGTGATCCGTATTTCGCCAGGGGTATCAATTTGGCGATGTTGTCCGACGCCTGTTTGGCGGTGTCCCGCGCACGCGACGAGCCTGCCCCCTTACCGCCTTGTGTGCGTATGATGCTGCTTTCGACCAGCACGTTCGTGAGCATGTAAGCGTCCGGTCCTGCGTCCTGCAAGTTTGGCTCGTCGGGCAGCAGCCAACGGATACTACTCTCGTCCTGCGGAGGTCTGTTCAGCTTGGTGACGAATACCGAGAGCGCACCCTCAATCGCTTGCCGCGCCATGCTTGACGTCAAGCCTGGTGTGTTCTCCTGCAGCGTGCGCACCATTTCGTGCTCCACGCCTTGATCCATCGTACTCAGCACATCCCGCAATACCTGCGCCGACTCCGAGATCAATCTCGGGTACAGGGCGTGATCGTGCACTGACAACAAATAATCCGCGATCTTACCATCGCTTGAGCGATACCCTCGCAACCAGACGCAGCGACTCGACGTGCGCGCCTCTACCAACAACGTGTGCAGTTCTGTGAGACTCATGTGAACTTAGCCCTGTATTCCGCGAGCAGGGTCTCCATGTCTTCCGTGTGATTCTGGCGCACCAGCCTTATAGACTTGCTATAGGCACGCACGAACCACTTCGCCTTCATGCGAAATATTTCTGTCCGCCAGCCTTTGGCATCAACCACAATGTCCTCTTCTGCGAGAGGTGCATCCTCTTCAACGCGCGGCCTACGAGATATGAGGAAATCCGCAAAGTAGCGCACGGGGCGTACTATGCGCCCCAAGTCGTCCCGACACTCTGGCTGCAGCAAAAACGCAGGCTGCAAATGCAGATGCTCTGCTGGTATCATTCGCCGCAGCCACTCGTATACGCGCAGCTCCCACTTGGATGCGAACACCCTTCCGTCATCCGCTGTTCTCTGATTAGCAGCGGAAATTTTAATGCGCGCCTTGCCAGTAGCTGCTGCCTCGCTTGCCACTCCTTTTAAAGTGTCGGGCGGGCGGCTTTCCAGCTGGCGCTCAATTTGTGCTCGGATTCGAGGATTCAGATCCGGTGACGCCAGCAATACCGCCGCGGTCAACGGTTGTCTGGCTCTGCGTGAGGACTTGGTCGATCGCATCTTTGGGAGGGCGAACCGCGATGCTTGAAGCACCTTGGTCGCTTTTATCACTGTGTTGCGTTTCCATGGCGGAAGTCAACAGCGTGCTCGCATTATCGTCGGCGCCTTCGGCCCCGCCACGGGTGGAGCCTGGGGTCTGGAGTTGCTTTTGCCGCAGCAGTTCGCGAATCAAGTGATAGGGTACTGCCTCCTGCGTGGCCACGGCCGCTTGCTTGATGCCTGCAAACTCGTCCTCGGCATCCGTCAGCACGGCTAGCAGAACAACAGCGCCGGTCAGGCCCTCCAACTGAGAGGCAAATTTTTCGTGCTCGCCAGCGGCAGCACCACGGGCGCGCCATGTGGGAGAGCAGGCTGCAAACTCTGCAGCGGCCAGCGCGCGCGTAGCGTCACCCAGCACTGGAGAGTCCAGAAGCTCAATCACAGCGGCGTGCTTGCACGTGCGGCTGAAGCTTGTAGCTTTATCCCAACTGCCCGACGCCTCAGCCAGAGCTGCGTCCAAATCGCGGTGCAGCGTCGTGCGCTCCAGCGCGTCCAGCTGGCCGCCGGCTACCGCGCCTACCAAATCACGCAAACCTGTGTCGCGCGCCGCTTTATGCGCGTGCAGTGCACACTCCACCAACATGACGTCGGCGGCAGCTTTGTACCGCATCTCTTGCTCGTCCTCCGCGGGCGCGCCGGGGGCGATGCGGAACTTTTTGTCGGCACCCACAGTGCGGGAAAGTGGCGGAAACTGCGATGACAGATAGCGGTCCGACAAGATGCCGGCGGTTAGTGCCGTGAGCACGGGTATGCCTGCGAAGGTAAGGCCTGCCAAATCACTGACATCCAACGGACGCGCTGACGCCTGTTTCTCGCGCTGTGCCTCCGCTTCGGCCTGCAGCGCCTCATTGTACGCACGCTGGTTGTTCTCCAACTGTGCTTTCAGATCCCGGCGCTTCCACCACTGCTCAACGCTGCGCGCACCTTGCATACCGCCCAGGAATCCCAGCGGCAGCGCGGCTCCGCCCAAAACCAGATCGAGACCGTCCAGGCCTTCACGCCCGCTGGTTGGCTGAGGGGTGCGCAGGCCTGGCATCAACTGATTGAACTTGTCTGCGGCGCCGGCTACACCAGAGCCCACAAAATTGACGAGATTGCCGACAGGTCCTGCCGCTTGCTTAAACGCTGTGGATACTGACATCCCATCGTCATCATCCTCCATGATTTCTTTGCGACGTTTGAAAACAGAGTTCGTCAGCCCCACCGTACCGCCAAGCAGGGCTGAGCCCAGCAGCGCCTTCAACAAGAAGGACTTATTGATCAGCGGGTTTGGTGCTGCTGGCGTCGGTGCTGGTGTTGGTGTCGGATCCATGCGTGATGCGGGTGATGATTTCCTGATATTCTATCACGCGATATGAGATACAGCAAAGCCACTTCTGGCCCACCACTTGTTTCTCATCATGCTCGATGACGACCTGCGGCGCGCCTGCTGGGTGTGCTCGCTTCAATAACACGTTCAACGTCGCTACGTCTTTAGGCTTGCTCAGATCCAGCACCAGCACTTCTGCAGGCCCGCGCCGGACGTGTGCGCGGTAGCGTATGTCTGCGAACTGGTCGACAACTGACGGCGTAGTACGCCAGCCGCCCTTTTTCTTGAGCTCCACAACCACCTCCTGCGCGCGAATCTGTTCTTTTGCCGCTGCGAAAGGTAGCACGTCCGGGGATATTGACACCCCCGCCTCTGATAAGTTTACAGTGGCGCGGCCCGCCTGCATTTGCTGCGGTTTAGGAGAAGCCTGGTTCATGCGGCGCACTAAACACGCCGAGGCATGGAGCGCAAGCGCACATCATCCTTGATCTGCTGCGCAGTGTTCGCGAAGAATTTGGATTGCTGCTTGAGGTCCTCGTTCTCCACGTCGTCCTCAGCCTGCTGCTGTTTGAGATGCCAGTTCAGTGTGCCCAGTCCGCCGCCCGCCATCGCGCTGGCCAGAAGCACAGCTGACAGCATCCCCACACCGCCGTTGGCGGCATGATTGCCGAAATCAGAAATGTTCTGCAGCATGCGCACACCACCGCCAGCCAGCGCGGCGCTTTTTGACATGCCCGCCAAAGCCTCGTACGCCGGCTGCATGAGCTCCTCGTGCGCGTCAGACCAAACCTCTTCTGCGCCCAGCCGCGAATACAGTTGGTGAGCCATGCACCCTTCGTCACCATTCAGGAGGAGAATAGCGGCGGCGACTTTTGCCGTCACGCGCCCGTTACCTGCCGCTGTCAGCGTGTCCACTTCCGAGATCGCGGAAGTCATCTCGTCATAGGGCAGGCCAGCCTGGTTGAGTGCGAGTGCAAATTCTGCTGCGGCGTAAGGTTTCATGAAAATAAAGAGTGAGGTTGGGAAAGATAACTTGGCGCAACCGAAGGTCTAGTCGCAAGTCCGCCCAGCGCAAAACCTACCGCGGCCGGGAGCAGACCCATGCGGTTCATCACCATGGCGGCCACTGCGCCAATGCTGGCCCCAGCTACGGTGCGCAGCACGGACAGCAGCTGCGCCTTGTCCTGTGGTGTCATGTTCTGCGCCACGTACATAAGCACCGCTTTGACCTCGTTGGGGACGTCATTGGCGCGCTGTAGTAACTGCACCAGCGCATCGCCTGCGCCCGCCTGCTTGTGCATTTGCTGACGCCATGCGCCCAGCAAGCTGCCCAGGATGGCGCCAATGCCAGCCACGCGAGGCGTATCCAGCTCGCCGCTCGAGCTGAACGTGTTATGCAGTCCTGAAAACGCAGCACCGAGCCCACCACCAACGGCTGCACCTATGCCGGCACCGCCCAGCGGTGTGGTGGCTTTGGCGAAACTAGGAAGCTTGCTGTTGTGCGCGATATTATGCGCCCACCCTCCGAGCATGCCCCCGAACCCGTTCATATTATTCGGGTTGTAAGACGGAGCTTGCGCGGGCGAGCTGTAGAGCTGCTTGCGCGAGCCATCCGGATTGAACACGGCACGCAGTCCAGGACCTAGCTCCTCGGTGGTCATGATGAGAAGTTCCCCCCGATGATGGGACCGTGGCCGTTGCCCACACCCTCATAATCCAAGGAGAGCTCGGACACGCGGGAGGGATCTGCCGTTGCTGTATCGTCGTGATTGGTGGACGTCGTGCTCTGCCCGTCGATGCGGTCGAATTTCAGACGGCTTCGAGCGTCCGCCACGCGGTTCTTGAGTCGGCTGTTGATGGCGGCCAGTTTGGTCATGCGCAGCAAAGATAAACACACTCCCCGCTACGCGCTAACCATTTGCGACACTTGTTGCCCGCCTTGGGCTTTGGCTGTGCTGCGGTACTCCTCCATCTTCTGCTTCACCAACGCGTGCAGTTCTGGATCTGTGGCCTTGAGCTGCTGCAGCGCCTTGGCGCGATCGCCGTCGAACTGGATTTGCAGAAGCTCCTTGGCCTTGTCATCCGCCATGCGCGCGCGATCGGCTGGTGTGTATGACGCACCGCCAGGTGCGCCGCCAGCGCCACCGCCGGAAAGCATGCTTCCCGATTCCTGCGCTGCATCGGCCTGCACCTTGGCCACGCCTTTCTGAATTTCGGCGTCTTCTTTGGCGCGGTCGATTGCGGCTTGCACCGGGTCGCGAACGCCCCAAGGTTCGAAGGCCTTCGAACGCGGGAACTCTCCACCGGCTGCCAGCTGTAGATAAATATGGCGCGCTTCGATGTCGTCGATGAAGGACGGCTGACGCACCTGCACGCTCATCTGCTCTTGCCCATTGGCATCGCGGATCTGGCGCATGGCCCACTTCAGATGTCGGTTGAAGGCATTGGCCATGAACTGCCAGGTGCTCTCGAACAACCGCATGGCTGTAGGCACTTGCTGGTAGGTAAGTGTGCTGGTAAAGAGCTCGGCGGGGAAGCCACCAGCGTTAAGCAACGCATTGGTCGTCCACTCCATGTTCTCCTTCGGAGTCAGCGTTTTGCCTGTTGCTCCCACCTCTTGGAAGTCGATCGGAAACGGTGCTGTGTGGATGGCGTAGGGATCGATTCGCTTGTTGGCCACCATCTGCTGCAGCATTGCAGACCAGACGCCCATCGACCCTGAATTGGCGAAACTGTTCAAATCGCCGGTGCCCATATTGGGCGAGATGATGCGGAACGGCATCATGTAATCGAGACCCACCGCCTCGTCGACACGGCGCAGCACTGCCAGCTGGTGCAGGTTGGAGAAATTGGAAAGCACACCTGGAAGCCCCCAACCCGTGTTGGAAACCCCGGAGATGGTGGGCTTCTTCAGGTGGAAGATCTGGTCCTCGTCGTACAGGAAATCTGCGTTCTTTGAGATCGCCTCCAGCACGGACATGGGTGTCTCATTCACCTGCCACAAATCACCCCGCTTGATGGACGCCAGGAACAAAGGTTCGAACCGCTCGATGATCCAAGAACGTGTGGAGCGGATGGCGTGACGGATGTAAACGTACCGGGGATCGATGCGTGCAAACCGGATGCGGTTGATGTCGCGTGATCGCCGGTCGATGAAGTCGACCTCGATCCGACGGCGGCGGGGGGTCGCCATGTGCGTCGTCGTCGGATCGTCGATGGTGTACTTCATCGTCAGGTAGTTGTATTTCACCCCTACCGCAGAGTCGACTGCAATTTCCGCGATGCCATTCTGCGTCGGCACCAGGAGGAATCGATAGAACGGAAAGTGCATGCGCCCGAACGCATTACCATAGCAATTGCCAGTGAGGATACCATTATCAACCACAAAGGTGTGAGTCTCTGGCTCGACACAGCAATACACTGACTCTACACGCTCAGTTGCGCGCACTGCTGCTATACCCACATACTCCCCGTAAGCTCCTCCAGCTCCAGGATTCTTTTCGAAGTTGGCGCGGTGCTGCGGAATCAGGAAATCGCCCGGCTGCATGAAACGCTTGAGCAGCGTCAGGTAGTGCATGCGAAATTTTCTAGCTGGATCTTTTCCTCCCAGCTTGCGCATATCTATCGTGCATTCGCCGTGCTTTACGGGACCTCCACACATACCCAACCGGGGAAGTTGGGCAGAAATGGCTTCTAACACCCACTTGCGCTTTTGTGTTAGCACAGTGCAACCATCCCGCTTATCCACGTGCCCGTCTGCGGCCAGAAACCCGCTCACAAAGCCGTACCAGTAGGATGCGCTGCGATCCGCTGCGGGTAACATCTTGTACTCCGGAGGAAAGCCGTGCATACGCAGCATCTCTTTACGATCTGTGCGCTGTATCGCTGGGTTATGATGCCCGGCGAAATGTGGGAGCATGGCTAAATCCTTAGTACCACAAAACAGCGCACTGGAGTGCCTGCGTTTGGAGTTGGACAAAGATCCATCGCCAAAAATGAACCCATGTCTGACGCCTTCTCGATATTCTGCATTCTTTTTCGGACGCGATGCGACAGTGCGCTTGATGCGATGCCTGGTCCGCAGCGCCGTTGTCGGTATGCGCACCTCTGCATTAGAACAATTCTTGACCACCCACTGATGCTCGGGCGTCGCGTACACCTTGCGCCCATCGCTGAACTCGACCTCCATCAGCTTTTGCCGCCCGAAAGTCTTAAACTCCGCAGGGCGATATTTACCACCTTGCGATAGGACATCCACCGTGCGCCCCACCAAATCCTTGATTTGGTACACCCCATCACGCGTTGGTACGAGGGTCTCCCCGGCAAAACACGCCCAGTCGTTGCCCAGCTCTTGCTGGTGCCCCCAGTAGCCAACCTGATCACGCAGGTACTCGCGCACCTCGTCCTGCTCTCGCTTATCGCCGGACTTGTTGCCGACGAACTCGATGTCAGTCAGGAAGTAAGACACCGTTCGCTCTGCTGCATTCGCCCACTCGGGTGTGCGAATGTACAGGAACTGGCAGATGTCGAAGATGGAGCGCAGGTCCTCGGGAACCACGCTCCAGGAGGGTACCAAGAACGGGTCGCCAAACTGACGATTGCCTGGCGCCATGGGGCTCGACCCACCGCTGTAGACACTGGTGACGTTGTTTCCTTGGAACATGCAGGTGGTGGTTATTTTTTAACAGCTGCACCTGCAGTCAGACTTTGCAGCAGAACTTCGCTGGTGTCGGCTTCCTTCGTTGGCTTTTCACCGGCGCGCAAGGCCTGACCTTGAGACAAGCGATCCGACGGTTTACCGCTTACCAAGCTGGGGGAGCCGGGCTGTATGCGGGCGTTTTTAGTCATCATGCAGGATGATAAAGCCGATAAGCACAGCGCGCAAACCGAACGTAACGCGCGTGCCGATGTAGGTGCACTTGAATTCGCCACTTTCGCAGCGCAGCTCCAGCAATTGCTCCTGCGGCGGTGTCCACGTCACGGCGCTGCGCGTAATCAGCAGCGACACTGCGTTTACATCGACTTGCACGCTCGCCTCAAATTCCAGCGTTGTGCCTAGAAAGGAGACGTGCACTTGCTGTCTGTTCTGCAGCAACAGCTCGCCCAACTCCGCTGCTTCTGACGTGCTCTCCTCTGCAGGTTGTTTACTGCGTGCGCGGGATGGCTTGCTGTTCGACGTACGCGCCGGAGCAATACTTCCTGCGGGACACTGCGCAGCCTTTGCCAGCGCACGCTCCATCCCCGCTTGAAGTTTGATGGATGCTGGAGTTGCTTCCAGCGTTTCTGTATTAACCGGTGCGTGGGCCATGCGGTGATTGGAGCCGCAACAACCGCTTTTGCAACTGCAAAGTAGATGGGCGCTTTCGCTGCTTTGTATGCTCTCGAGCATTTAGCATACAGACGACGCGCCAAAACTCTGCCCACAACACTTCACTGTAGGCGCCCTCCATGAGCACGATGCCCCCGCGTGCGAGCTGCGCCCACGTCTGTGTAGGTAGCGCGGACAACGTAAGCGCCCAGGTTCCCCACCGCAAAACGGCGTGGCTGGCGGAGCCGGCGGTGAGCACTGTCTCCACCACCACTGTGTCCGCCGAGTTATGAGACACAACTTGAGCCAACGCAGCTGCCGTGATCACCAGCGTGTCGTGAAGCCGATGTGGTGCTGCTGTCTTGGGTGCTTTGCTCTCACGCAGGAAAGTGCGCCAGGACACACGCAAACGCGCAAGCAGTTCTCGAGCGCGATCCACCGACATTCGCCTGCCTGTGCGCCAATAATAAAGGGAAGAGGCCGGCACGCCGATGCTCGCCGAACTCTTCCCTTTTAACGACGCCTGCAGGAAAGCCACGAGCCTTCGCTGCAGTTGTGGCTCCAGTCGCTTAGCCATTCACGAGCATGCGCGCGAACTCGTGTTCCGAGATCACGCGGGTTACAGCTTGATCCTGCAACCTTGGCAGATTCTCCTTGGCCTGCTTCAACAGCACGCCAGGTTGTGGGGTGGCACGAAGGCATGCAAGCATGCCGCGCACGAGGTGGTGAGACGCGAACTTGATGTAGGTCTCGGTGATTTCCGGGATAGTGGGCTTGGCCATGGGGTCTGTATGCGTGGAGGTTAAAGTGAAATGGTTCAGTCAGCGCCAAAAGCGAAAAGCTGAATGACATGCCCGGCTGCGAAATCTACGCTGCCGTCGTTTTCAATGAGCAGCGAGCGCGAGCTCACCACTGTCACGGTGCCGTCATGAGCGACCGTGACAACCGACGGCGAAGAGCCGCTGGAGATGCGCAGCGTCCACGTTGGGCGTGTGTTCGCATTGCCGAGGTCGGAAAGGCCTGTGTCCAGCAGGATGTAGCCGCGGTCCACGTCTGCCTGGAGCACGGTGTACGACATGTACACGGGCACTTTGGCGTTGATGGTGTCCGCAGCGCTGCGAGTGAAGAACGTCGTAGCTACCCCAGGGTACGTGATGACGGCGTCTGCATCGTCCGTGATGCTGGTAGCAGCCCGGAAAGCTGCCCAATCCTGCACGTCCGAACCGTCGAGGATGATGACACCCACCGCGTTGGCGCCTGCGCCGGACCCTAGAGCGGCAGGACCGCTCCATGTCAGTGTGGCGCTGGTCTCTGCCGTCGCGATGCTGTTGCCTGCAACGCCCGCGACGCGCGCTGTGACAGCGAAGGCGTGCGAAGTGACTGAGGCGGCGGCCGTCACCTGTGGGTGAGCACCTGCGCACTTGTAGTCCGTATCCGGAGTGCCTGTGTGATTGATCGCGCGGATCAGATTGAGCAAGCTGGCATCAGCGTCAGCGCCGATAAGAACCTCACCTTCTGTCGGTGTCAGAGCGGTGCGGAAAGTGTAGACCTTGACGCCGATCGTGACGGTGACACCATCAGCCACGTTCGTGTTGTTGCTGGTGAGCGTGCCGGAAGCCGCTGTCGTGCCGACCAGTAGTTTCTTGGCGACGATCGTCACACCGGTGGCGAGCAAGTCCGTGCTCGCAAGCAAAGCGGCGTTAAGCGCATCGAGCTGCGCGGTGACCGTCGCACCATCAATGGCGCCGTCACCGAGATTGAAGACTACACCACCGATGGTGAGCTTGTGCACCTGCGCGCCATTGGGGACCACAATGCCAGTGTTGTCGACGCCCAGCTGCAGGTGCAGCTGATCCTTCAGCTTCTGGCGCACCGGCGCCCAGTTGGGGGCGGTAGGCGCCGTCAGAATTTCCAGACGGCCGGCGGCCTCCTGGACTTTGATGGCAGCCAGCATTTCAGACGACGGCTTCGAAATGGTCAGCTCCTCCCGATTAGCCAGCCGGCGGGAAAATTTACGACCAAGGCCGAAGTGTGCAGCCTGCTTTGCGCGGATGATGATAGTGTCGGAGGGCATTGGGAAGAGGAGTTATAGAACCAGTTGTAAAAAGTTCAGGCCAGCTTGTTCAATGTCAAACGGGATTTGGCAGCGCCACTGTCTTACCTGCCAAGTCTTCCGGCGAAAGCCAGTGCGTGTGACCTGTGCGCGGATTACGAAAGCGCTGATATAACCGCCCGTTGCTGCCCACTTTTACACCGTGCGCCATGCGCACGTCGATACCTGCAGACTCGCTGTTGCCCGTCCAAAACCCTGCTGTGCCGGGTTTGCCGCGGGCTAGCAGCAGCCCGCCCGGAACGGAGGCGCAATAAACAAAATCATCGTAGGGGATGGTGTGCCAGTAGTCACCGTAGGACTTGCCGTTCTTGTGCCCGTTGACCCGTGCTTTGAGCATGCGAGTCTGCGCACGAGAGATGGACACCACGTAGTTCGTAGTCTTGACGCTCTCCCGGCTGTCCCTTTCTTCGCGGATAAATGCAGGGTAGCCCAGGCCTATAGCTAAACGCTCCACGCTGTGCGCAAGGCGCGAACTGACAGAGCAGTAGCACATGCGCTTCTTGTTGTAGCGTCCGTCTCCCAGCAGCAAAGCCTCCAGCATACGCTCCCGAGCGGCCACCGGCCAATCGAAGCAGAATTCAGGAATCCACTTGTTGTAGCAGCCATCTGTCCATTGTGCGAAGTACTTGCGCACATGCGGCGCTGAAATGGTAAAGCTATCGCCAGTGTGCTTGCCTTTGGGTGTGATGAATTGGAGCCGGAGAAGCAGCGCCTTGATACGCGCATGCTTGCTGGGATTGGCTACGGGACATTGGTGAATGCGCACAGCTCTGTCTGTGTCCGCTTTATTCCCACTGTGGCTGCCTTCTGCCAGCCACCAGCCCAGGCACTCTGCCCAGTCAAGCAGATCAACCTTTACACCGAACAGCGAATAAACCGTCTGATTCTCATCGCCTTTTTCCGGCTGATGTCTAATAGGGATGCGCACAGTGCGCCCATAAACTTCAGAAGCCGAATCCACTTTCCACTTTTTACTCATGTACTGCGACTTGTAAAATACGCGATGTCCGGGAGTCACGCACATGCGCATGGATTCGTTCTCGCCGAGAATCATCGGCCCTTTATACCGCTCTTTGATCAAGCGCTGCGGTTTGTGCCACACCAACGCCCCAGCGATCTGACACGCCAGCAGGTCCTCCATGGTCACCAGCGGCCACGCCACCCAGCCACGCGCGGTGTAGACCTCCGAAGAAAAGTCAAAACACTCCGGCCCTTCAATCCCGGATACGAATCCGAACTGGCTGGCGTGGATTGCTTGCATGCCCTGTGTGATAGCATCCTTGCTGCCCACACCACCTGGCCCCATGGCGGTGATACGCCGTGACTGACCCATGATGTCCAGCGGATTGATTTCCTCGATCGGAGAGACCAGCTGCCCATTGCCTACCACGTACTTTTCCGCGAGCGGGCTCAACGCGCCAGGGTGCATACCCTTCAAAGATCGATGATGCGCAGCATGCCGCAGCAAGCCGCGCACGACACCACCCGTGTCCATAGCGACGCGTTCACGCAGCAGGGCTGCCGGGGTCATGATGCGCTTAAACTGGTAGCTGTCACGCGCATCGTCCTCTGCCAATCCCCGGCTCATCTGCAGCAGCTTCTCCGAAGCGCGCAGCAATCCGTGCGTGCCCACTGGAACGTACTCGTCGTCGGCCGCAGACGGGATGTCCGCGGTGCTCATGGATTCGTCGTCATCAGTCATCGTCGTCATCCTCCTCATAGTTCAGCGGGAATGTGTCATCATCGTGCGCATTGTCGTTGCGCACACGCACCTCGTCAAAAAACAGCGGCGCGCTCTCTGTGTTTAACCCGTTCAAGAAATCGTGCGACCCCGACTTAACGTACGCCAGCGTCAAGTGCGGGCGGAACGCGTACTGCGACCTACTCGCCCCAAATGCGCGCTCCAGGCTGTCGTGCATTTTCATTACCTCCGGAGAGTGCAGTAGCATAACGATTGCGTCTTCGCCAGGGTGTGTGTCCTTAAACACCGCAAATTCTGAAGTCGTGGCGCTGACTGCTCCCTGGTCTCTGATTGCTGCACGGACCGCATCGATGTCGATGTCAGGATCCACACCCATCACCAGCGTCACGTGCGGGCGTGTTACGGCGCGAACAAGATAGCGCTCGTCCACCGCGGCCATTTGCCAGGCGATGAATACCCGCAGTTGCTCCGAGGCTAGGTTCAAAGAAACGCTACCCCTGTTGTTGATCAGTTCTTCAGGCACAAGAAATAAAAGAGCTCAAGGTGTCCAGTTGTTCTGGGTCGCTGATGGTCACGCTCGTGCTGGCGCTCTTGACGGTGACCGAAAGCTGATCCGGGGAGAAGATGTCCAAGGTGTGATCGTTGCGCACAAGAAAGGCCAGCGCCGCCATCTTGGTGACCGGCAGCGCGGCGGCCTGCATCATTGCCATGTTCGCCGGTGTCATGTCCCCGGAGACGAAGAGCATGATCTGTTCTTCGATACGCTCCGCGCTGTCAGTCGTGCTGATGTTAGCGCCTGTGTGGTCGTTCAGATACTGCGCGATGGCCTGCAAGTCGTCCGCGGTAAATGATGCGCTTTTGGCCATCCACTCCCGCCACTTGTCCTCTTTATAGGCCTGCATGTCGGTCTTGAGCTTGGTCAGCGCATCGCCGTCCAGAAGCTTCTCAGGATCTATGGCCCAGTTGCGCAGGGCAAAAGCGCGGCGGGGCGATGGGGCGTTTATGAAGCGCGGAAGCTGGAGCCGGCGGAACCGCAACCACCGCTGGATCTGGCTGCGGTCGTCATCAGTACGGCGACCGTGATGATACTGATCATACCAGGAGAGCCAGCCTAGGTTGTCCTGCTGCGTTGACCATTTGTCAGGCCACGCACCTCCCGCCAAAGCAGGGCCCGCTTTACCATGCAGCGCATTGACATTCTCCCTGAGATCCTCCGGAGACAGATCTGGATTAAATGCCACAGACACGTCGTCTGCGTCGTGGGCATCGGATGCGCGCAAATCGGCCTGCACTGACGCCTGCTTCGTGCGGTCGAGCATTGCCGCTAAGTTGCTGCGCACCGTAGACGCTAGCAACTGTGTGCGCTGGAACGCCGCCTGTAGTTGTTGCGCCTGCTCTGCCGGTGTGGCTGCGGGGTTCTGCTCCTTCGCAGGCACGAGTCGCCCGTACACCTGCCCTAGCGCTTTGGGGTTATATTTGGCCTTGTTGCGCGCCAAGATGTCTTTACCCCAGGACGCCTCCAGCTCCGGGTCGGGTACGCCCATGTCGTGCAGCACCGAATAGAGATGTGCGTGCATCTGCGGTCCCACGCGCAGCTTGTACTGCGCGGTGTCCGGCTCCAGCAGCACGCGGTAACCGGCTCCGGTGCCTGGCTTGGCGTTGAGCTGTACTTCAAACTGGCCGTTGGCCAGGGTGCGCGCATAGGGGCCCGGCACTAGACGCATTTGATGAATCGGCGCGTAGTCGTTGCCCCCGTGAATAAACGTACCGCGCGGGGACAGCCAAGGCACGTGCATCAGCGTCGTGTGCTGTTGATCCAGTACATCGCCGGACTTTTCATCCACCAGCCGCACAGTGCCGCGCAACTTGCGCGTCAGGAATTTGTTGCTGAGAATGGCATCCTTCTGCTCCTGCGGTGTGAAGTCGTCAGGCCCATCGTAATCGACGTCCTGCAGCTCCATGCGAACGCCACCGTGCGCTTTGGGGAACAAGGAGGTTACGGCGTCTTTTACGCCCGAAAAGATAGCCGCCCGATGCGAATCGAAGTCGTCGGGCTCTATGAGTTGAACATTTTTTGGGGTGATCTCCACAGAGACAACCTGCATTCTGTGATAGCTAAAAGCAAAACTTTTGTGCCCGCCCCACCGGGTGGTGGGGCGGGCACAGCTGCATCAGGCAGCGAAGCATGTGTGCCGGTTATCCCAGCAGATAGCATCCCATTCAGCCAAACGCCCAATCTCAAACTGCGGTACCGCCAGCAGGCCGCATATGTCGTCAAACCGGACAGGCGCATCCAGCGCTATCAAGTCCTCCGGATGTGTGGCGCTCCAGCCGTACAGCGGCGGCAAGCTGTGCTCGCAGTGCGCCAGCAACTCCTCCGGCAGTGCACGCAGAAACGCACCTTTCAGCGGACTGCGTGCTGTCATCTGCGCAGTCGGATTTGCATTTGCGATGCGACTACGCGCCATGTCGCGCGTAGGCAATAGTCCAAATGGGTCGTCGCTGCACATTGTGATCGTGTGTGTGCTGCCCACCAAGTCGTGCATGTTGGACAGCATGGACAAAGGCAGCCAAGTCTCCGCATCGTGCGCCGATTGTGCGTGAGGTACGCCGCTAGCCATATCACAGTCCATGTCCACCACACGCAGAGTGGCGCCAGTGCAGCGCCACTCGAACTCGTAGTTATGGTGTTGTGCAGGGCGCCACACATTGTGCAGCAGCTCAGTCCACCACGCGCGTCGCCATAAAGCGGTGGCGTGGGCGGGTAACGCTTTTACGCGTTTACTAGGGGCTTCAGGATATACCAGTTTTACCTGCACCCTTTCCCCCTCCCATGAATAAAGCCACAACCACGAGCACGATTACACCCAACCCTACAGGGCTTGTAACGATCAACCACGCGGTGGCCAACGTGCTGACTGCCCCACCCACGACCGCTGTGAGGATGATCAAAACAGCACATGTCGCTAGCGCCGCCAAGGCGGCCACGCGCAGGCTGCGCGTGAATGCCCATACGGCCACACCTAGCATGCCGGCAACAGCTGGAGCCCAGCCGCTGTCGCGCATTAATCCCAACCCACACAGCAGCAGCAGGAATACGCTCAACACACGAAGTGTCGGTAGCGTCCAGCGTTTATGCCGTACCATCCAGCGCGCCAAACCCATAGTTGGGCGCGCTTTTACTTTGTGCGCATGCGGAATGCTCACGAGTATTTATAACGCAATAGCCGAGGCGATTGCACCTGACGGTCGGATTTGAACCGACGTACGGCGTTGCAGCTTTCGCTTGCGCAACGCCAGGCTGGACCGCTCGCCTACGTCAGATGGGATTAGGCCAGCCCGATAAAAGCGGTGCGCCCCTCAATGCGGCTGACACGGTATACGCCGGAGCCGAGCGGGTCACCCACCGCGATCTTGGTGGTGCGCTGGAGTGCACGCAAGATGGGCAGTGCATGCTCATCCGTTTTCATGTGGGAGGGAAACACTTTGATGAAAAGGTCCCCGGTGTCGTTGTCGGAGACTTCCACCTCGACATCTTTGTCCTGGGGCTTGACGCCTTGCGCGACTTTGAAGTTGTAGCTGATGTTCTGCTCGCGGAACATGTCCACACGAATCACCCGCGCTTCGGGATCTGTTTGCTTCCGGTCCAAGCAAAGCAAGAACCTGCGATTGGGATCTACCAGATAGGGCGGATTTGGCTTTCTGGGTGTGCCGTCACCCACAGCTAGCTGAGCGAATGCGTGCGGTGAGCACTTGAACCGGGTGGCTACGCCGTTCTTCTGTGTGCCCAATACGGCGAACGAATCCACCTCGGGCTCCCCGGTTCCTTCGTCCGTCGTGAATGTAGGACGTTCCAGCGACACCATCAAAATGGAGGCCGCAATTGTAGGCTGCTTGCGTGTGATAAGGGACATGTGCGAATGAGTGCAGAATGTTAGGCTCAGCGCAAATTATTTTTACGCCATAAAACCCGCTCTACGATTTCCGTCTGTGTGATGTCAGGACAGCACACAGGACAGCGCGCGGTGTGGTAGCACCGCTTCCTGGCGAAGACGAACCCATCTTTATCGCGCATGGGTTCCACCTTGCCCACGACCGTCTTACAGCGATGACATACCACCGTAGCCCAATCCTTGTTCTCCCTGTGACAGCCAGCGCACACCGTGTCGCGGAAGTTTACCAGCCCAGTGCTGCGCAGCGGCATTTCGCTGCGCAGCTTGAACTTTTCACACAGGCATTGCATGCGCAACGGATCGTTCTCCGGCAGGAGCACAGGCGGAGGAGCAGATGGTAATTGATCCACCAGCTCCAGATACTTGCGCAGCTGCTGTTCGGGGGTCGGCCCGCGTCCTTTATTTCGCATGGTCTATATCAACACAGCTAGGCCTGCGCGTCAATCGCCTCCAGTTGACCTTCTTTGTACTTCCACTCTCCACCCTCCAGCTGATACGAGTCAGCATTTTTATTCACGATGTGGAATCCTACAGGGAACGGGTCCGCCAGCTTGGCGTTGTCACGCAAACTAAAAGACTCAATCGGCGCAGCATCCGTCGATCCGCCTGACTGCAGGATGCGCATAGGCAGCATGTAGTCGAGACTCACCGCCTCGTTGATGCGGCGGAATAAACCCAAATGGCGGTAAGCAGCCAGCAGCGCTTTATCCACTGACTGCGGCGTCAGCCGGCGAACTCTGGGAGGTTGTTTGAGAATGCTCATGCGGGTGTGTGCTCGTTAGTAACCCCAAAATACCTCTCCAGGTATCCGTGCTTCTCGCCGTCCGGCACATTCTGCAAGAAGTGCACCACCTCGTCCAGTTTGGCCTCAGCCTCTGCGCGCCTGCGCGTGACCGCATCGTAATCCACCAAACTGTCATCGCCGATAATGCGCGTCGGAGCCGCACGTTCGGGTGGTACGAACTCGATGACGGAGTCCTTGACCAGCTTGTTTAAATACGTGCGGACGCCGTTCTCGTTGCGATCCAGTTCCACAGCCAGCTGCAGCAGATCGAAGCTGTAGTAACCATCCTGCTGGCGGTCGCCCAGCGCCGTGATCGCTTGCTTCGTGTCAGCGAACTTGATGTCGTCCAGATGATTCTTGAACCGCACACTGCACATTTTGGCCTCCGCCTTTGTGCGATCAACTACCAAACTTCCCTGCAGCACCTGCATGCAAGCGTAGCTGCTGTTGATATTTTTGATGCGCGCAGCCTGCGCAATTTTGTCCACAGACATGTGCACCGTGTCCGCTGAGCCTGCCAAGCGCGCAATGGTCTTGAACATGCTGCGCACATCTGATGCAGACGGGTTGGAGCAGTTGATCAAAAACCGCTGCGTATTCAACGCGCCGGGGCTGAAGTAGCTCATGCATAAAGTGTACTTGCCGTCGCGTCCCCCGCGGCCAGTCTCCTGGCTGTAGTTCTCGATAGTCCCGGGAAAGTCGGCATGAAACACGCCACGCACGTCGGACTTGTCCACACCCATACCGAAAGCGTTGGTGGCACACATGACGTTGATGTCGCCCTGCATGAACCGCCGCTGCGTGTCCGAGCGTTTGTCCGGTGACAGGCCTCCGTGATAAAAGCCCACTTCCGTACCGTTGAGCTGCCCCAGCTGGTACGCATACTCCTCCGTGTGTTTCTGCGTGGCACAGTACACAATGCACGGCCCGCGCACATCTGCGATTGCGCGGTGCAGTCCCAGCATGTCCGGCCAGTCCGAGGAGCGCAGATCCAGGTTCTCGCGGCGTGGGTAGTGCACCACCTTCAGCGCCTGCTCGATGCACATGACGCGGCGTATGTCGCGCTCGACTTCTGGCGGGCAGGTAGCGGTCAGGGCGACAACGACCTCCGGATTGAAATCCGTAATGAAGTCCCCCACGATGCAGTATGCTGAACGGAACGTCATGCTCCACGCAGACAAGCAATGCGCTTCATCCACAGCCACCATCCATGGGCGGCGATGCCGCATAGCTGCCAGGAACTCATCGCGGCGCAAACGTTCCGGCGCCACGATCAGAACATCCAGTTTACCTGCCACCCAGTCCTTGAGATACTCACTGTTGAACGACCCATTGTGCGAGTTCAAGCAGCCGGCGCGCACACCTTTTTGGCGTAACGACTGCACCTGATCCTGCATCAGCGAAATGAGAGGGCTGAAGATGAGCAAGCACTGTCCGAGCGCGACCACTGGCAGCACCATCGCCGCCGTTTTACCGGTAGATGTAGGCAGCACCACCACGCAGTCCCTCCCCGCCATGATCGTAGACACGACACGATCCTGCCCTGCGCGCAAGCTGGGGTAGCCCATCAGCCGCATGGCGGCCGGTAATCCATTCAACCCGCGTTGGAGTTGAGCAGCGTCGATCTTGGGGCGACGCACAGTGTAACGAATATTTTCTTCCATGTTTAAAAATCGATGGTCATACCTGCTGCGGCATAGCACATGCGCAACAAAAACGTGGCCTGGCTCTCAGCCGACACCAGCGGCCCTGCCGTCAGTGCAGGCAGCACGGACGCCATAAGCACGATATTGGCACGATCCCGGTCGTCCCGCGTCAAAGTACTTCGTTGCCCCTCCGGTGTGTAGAACAAATCGATGATGTCCACGATGCCGGCGGCCAACACGTGCTGTGCTGTGACTGCGTTCTCGGGCAGCTGCATTTTGTCCCAGTGCATCACGCGGCTGAACACGCTGAAGGCGTGTGGGCTGTACCATGTGAATGCTCCAAACGCGTTTGCTGTTACTTTGGAGCACACCTCCAGCAGTGCCACGCCTGTGCGCTCTTCGGTGTACCTGCGCACTTGTTTTTGCGACACCCACCACACCGTGGGTATATAATCTCTGTGCGTAGCCGCCTTCACCGAGAACGCTCCGTCGTTCTCGGTGAATAGGATCGGCGAGCTATTTCCTTCATGCCGCCTTGCGTCATGAAATGTAACCAGCGCTATGTTGCGAAGATTCATGGATGCTTAAAGCCAGGCAGCCTGCCAGACATTGCCCAAGGTACAGGCAGCTGCACAATGGCGATGTCGGGATAAATTTTGGTTGTGTGCGTCGCACGTCCGTTTGTCTTGAACAGCCTGGCGCGATCGCTAGGCACTATGATGAATGTTTTTACTGCCAAGGCGCGACCGCGCTCGCTCGGTCGTGTAACGCACACCTGCAGCAAGTCGTACATGTCCATCGGGCGTGGTAACGCTGAGGTCCCATCCGTGACAAACCGCATCAGCTGGAAAAGATCATCATCGAACTCCGCAGAAGATGCAAAGAAATCCGTAGTCCTGTACGCGTCCATCACCACCGCCTCCACCGCATGAGGCACCCAGTCCTCTTGCCGACGCAAGAGGACTTCAAACCATTCCTTTGTTTCTGATTTCTTGTCTGTCATTAATCGCCGTCTGAATGATGCACCATGTCCACCAGCCGCGAGCACCAGACCACATAGGAGGCGCTGCGCACCGGGCTGAGGATCATGGTGGCTTCCCTGTTCCAAGCCAGCCACTGCTCGAACTGCTCGTTGGTCTGCTTGCACACAACGTGAAGCCCCAGGTAGCTGACCAATCCCTCATCACACACCAGCAGCGTGCCTGACACGGCGCGCTCCAGAGAATCCCACAGCTCGCCCTTTGCGTTTCGCCATATCGCGTTGCGCGCCGGCATCAGCGCGTATTCCACGCCTGCCGCTTCCCAGCCCCCTGGGATAGGACAACGCGCATCCAGCTGCCGTGTGTGCGGCAGCATCAGAAGATCGCGCATCGCGCGTGGTGCAGCGCCGGTCCAGCCCATGGCCTTCCACACGCCATGGGCCATCTCCAGGTCAGTCAGCTGCTGCCGTTGTGTCTGGCTCTTCTTCTTCGCCATCTGCGTCTGATGTTGGGGCTGTGCGTGTCAACGATCCCGAGTCTGAGAGCATTTCCGCAATCGGGTCGTAGTACCCGCTGATGCGCAGAGTCTTGCCCAGCTGCTCCAGCACGGCGGGGCGCGAATGGATGATGGTGTCCATCTGATCTGCGCTCAAACCGCGCAGCTCTAGCTCCTTGCTGGAGTAAAGCTTGTCCGCTTCGCCTTGGCGTAAAGATAGCAGCTGCTCCTTTTTGAGAATTTGCATCATGCCCACGCCGAAATGCAGCGCCGGGTCCAGGTACTTGCCGGGTATGTCGCGCTCTGAATGTCGTGTGCGCAGCATCCACTGGATGGTTCTCCCGCCTTCGCCGTGTGCTTGCTTGTGCACGCGCGCCGCAATCATTTTGCCGATGATCTGTTTCTGCGCGTCGGGCACCTCCCACATCATTGCCACCACGATCGACACACACGCCAAACCCTCGAGAGCTTTACCCCCAATGTAGTTAGGGTTGCGGAGCTTTCGCGAGTGGTCAGGCTCGTTGTTATTTTTCTTGGCGTTGCCGAAATCAATTTTCTCCGTCTGCTGGTGCACGCAGATAAGCAGCACATTGTAGCGGTCGCAAAATGACTGCAGCCAGCGCGTCCAAGCATTGGCGAATTTGGAGTGTCCAAAGTTGGAGCCCGTGCCTGCCTCGTGTGATTTCTCCTTCGAGAAGTCATCCCAGTCCACATTGCCTTGCGCCTCTGCCTCTGACATCAAACGACTGAAAGGATCCACCGCGATGATCAACGGTATGTCCATGGGCAGCCCTTCCACCCGATCTTCTTTTGTTCCAAAACCCTCACGCTGTGCTTTGGCCCAGTTGTGCATCTTGGGTTGCAGCTGCGCCAGCGTAACACAACGCTCGGTGTGAATGCGCTGCAACAATTCTGCCGCAATCTGTGGTTTCGCTGACATACACCGCAGTATGCGTTCTGGCGCCATCTGCTTGTCCTCACCCTCGCAAGACAAGTACAAGAACGGCGCGTTGCGCGTCAGCATGATGTGCGCCCCCAGCGTAAACGTCAGCGACGTTTTACCGCAAGATGGCCATCCGATAAGTTCCACCACCCCGCTTTGAGGTAGCCCCCAGGCATCCAGCCCGTACTGCAAAACGAAATGAGGCAGCGGCAGCATCCTGCGCCGCATCGTATCCGCCGTCTTAAACGAAACCGGTCTAGGATTCGTAGTCCTGCGCGCCGCGATGGCGAGCATTTGCGCCTGCACAGCTTTCGCTCTGTCCGCCGACGCGGGGTCCAAAATATCAAATGCAGCGGCGGCAGCTTTGGGCGCCGCTACCACGATACGCGCAGCTGCCCCGTCGAAACGGTCGCTGATAGCTGCAACATCCACCACCGGTGCGGTGGTTTTTCCTGCGGCACTTTTATCTTTTTTAGTGCGCGCTTTCTTCGTCGCGGGTTTGCTTGCTTTTTTCGCCATAAATAAATTGGAGTGCGCTGCTGACAAACTCGGGGGCACCTAAGCACCCCCGAGTTGCCGCAGTAACGGTTACACCGTGATCTGTCGATTGGCTGCGCCGCGCAGCTGTAGATCACCCATGCGAGTGATTGCTGCGTCGGTCGCTGCTCCGGGATCTGCGCGCATGCTCTCGATCAGAGTCGTCAGCTCCGCCAGCTCCTCCGCGGTCAGCGGAGCCAGCACTGGCGCCGCAGCAGCTGCTGTCGGTACCGGAGTACCAAACGCTGCCGCTTGCGCGCCGATTGCCTGCGGGTCAGGGCCGCCGAACGCTTCCTGCACCGTCCGCCATGTTTGCGACGGGTCTCCCACGAGCATCACGTGCACCGTGCCGCCCGCCCACGCAGGCATCTGCGCTTCGATCTGTGTGCGCGTCACCCCCTCTGGGATGTTCTGCAGCACTTCTTTATTCACCGCCACATGGTACTTCTGCTCCGGAGCAGCCGCGTGCCCACTCATCTGGGATTGGGGGGCACTCGCAGCCGCCGGTAAAGGCGCAACCGTCGGGGAGGGGGCCAGGGCAGTCGTAGAGACGACAGACTGTGGTGCGCCCGCGCCAGTCGGGGAGGGGCTTGGTGCATGCGTTGGGGCCGCGGCGGGAGGCCCCCATGAAAAAGGCACAGAATCCGTTTGTGGGGTGGGTCCGGCGCCAAACCCACCGGCAGGGTCGCCAGCGGGAGCACCGCCGAAGCCGCCAGCGGGAGCACCGCCGAAGCCACCAGCGGGAGCACCGCCGAAACCACCAGCGGGAGCACCGCCGAAGGCTGGTGCAGGCGCACCGAATCCGCCACCAGCGGGAGCACCGCCGAAGGCTGGTGCAGGCGCACCGAATCCGCCACCAGCGGGAGCACCGCCGAAGCCACCAGCGGGAGCACCGCCGAAGCCACCAGCGGGAGCACCGCCGAAGCCACCAGCGGGAGCACCGCCGAAACCAC